GAAGTGGCGGGTAAATAAAATGACATATTTATGCTGCTCCATAAACCGCAATTGGTATATAGGATTTGGTGAAAACCGAGCTGGTCGCTTCAGGAATAATTTCCACCGCGCCTGTTGCATAGGTAATAGTGCCCTGTACCTTGCCCTGACTGTTAACCAGGTTACCAACCTCTGCATTCACTGGAATATCAGTTAGAACCACCGTACCGATGACTGAGCCGATTTGATCAGCAACCGGCACACTTAACTCAACACTATTGGGTTGTATTGCAGCACCTGAACCAATGGTAAATTTCAGCTTTTGATCAGTTGGCATGACATTTTCAACAGTCTGATCAAGCGGTACGCCATAGCTATAGTTGATAGTAAAGACCGTATTTTTCTGCGGCAGTTTGTTTGGGACCAGCCGGCCTTGACCGGTGGCATAGTTAAAGGTACCCGTGGCATCGCCACTAAACTGGCCAAGCGTATTCGTAGTTGCAGTTTTCTGTTCGCCTTCCAGCAGCCATTCTACAGTCACGCTGCCTGAGGCTATTCCTGCCTGCTGTAAATCAAACTCGAATGCTGCCGGTTCAACCGCAAGACCTGAGCGTATAAACGTAGCCAGCGGTGTACCCCACAGCAACAGGATTGGTGTATTCACATCCGGTAAAGCCCCCGTCGTAATAGACCAGGAACCGGTCTCATAGTTGACCGCACCAGAGCCAAACGAAGTACTTGCACCTTTTAATTGCCCGGAGCCATCATCTTTCAGTTCATAAAACTTGCCCTGTGACATATAAGAAACTGAAAGGCTACCCGGCGCAGGCGGTGGTACCAGTACACCGGTCCAGTTGGCACTCTGGTTTTGTTGAGTGACAGGCCGGGTTTCAGACTGGAAGTACTGGTTGGGTGCTGAAGCAGGCTTAAAGGTAATACTTAAGTTTGCAGATCCTGCACCTGCAGCTTGTGTCCACTGGATCAAGCCACGCTGGTAATCAATTGTTCCAACCTGAGTACCTGAAGTGTTTTTAAGTAATCCGCCCTGATCAGTGATCTGCTGTCCAAACAGGTTAAAAGACATGCTGGAAGGCATAACAGATGAGCCGATATATAGGTTCTGAGCGGTACCAATGGTGGTCGAGTAAGTTGCAGTAATAGCAGCAGTGTTACCTGGTACCAGTACCATACTTTCCCCAGCCGCGTTTACATCTACAATTGGCGTTTCGGTCTGGGCAGATGGTACCAGCTGGGCAAAGATACTTTCCGCATTTACAGCAAACTCACCGACTTTTGCAGCAGACTTGAGATTGCTGGATGCATAATACTTACCGGTATCGGCTACGATAGTATCCCGTAAAATCGTTTCGGACTTTTCGCCGCTATACCATTGTCTTGCAGAGAGTCCGACATAATCCTGATCGAGTGGATCATTGATACTGTAGGTGGCAATTTTATATTCAACTTCCTTCCCATCGATGACCAGCTTGGCAATACGGGTTTCAACTTTGGTGATGCGAACATACTGCTCATGCTGCAGTGCCTGGCCTTCTTTCGACACCAGTACCAGCGTACTGCCCACCGAGCTTTCGACTTCACTCAAAAACATCGCCACCTGCAGGGTTTTCATACCGGCATAATGCGTATCCAGTGGACTCCCTGCTGCCTGTCCACCCTTGGCCAGATAGTTTTCAATCCGGTTTTGGGCGGACTTGCGCTCATCAATCCACGATTTGGTACTGAACAGCAAAGCCGAGACATTGGGGTCTTTCGGGTTTTCCGAGATAAAGACCGTAGCCCCCATAAGCAGGTCTGTATCATTCGTTGTCACGGCGGGGAACAGTTTACGCAGTGACACATCACCCATGGTGCGGTCCAGCTCACTCACATCATTAAACAGGTTATTGCTCTGGCCATCTTCAATGATCTGGCCAGAGTACTTACCGCCACCATCTTCTGTATCGCTCAGGCGCTCAGATTTATAGAGCACCAGATTTTTAGTTTCAATTGCCACTGTAAAGTTCCCCCACTTCAATAAAGCGTAAAGTCACGTTGTAATAGTCTTCGTCAGATACAGATGGATGATCTTTTACAGGCCGCGCCTCTATAGCATTAGCTGCATGGTGAAATTTCACATTAAACTGCCGCCGATCATGTGGATATTCAAAAGCTAATGTGAAGTTTTCACCTTGTAATAAAGAAAAGTCCTTTAACTGACTGACAATATGACGTTTAAGCCAAGCCATATTCTTGTCTGCAGTCAAAGTAATAGGCCGGCCAGATTTCCATTTCCCCTCCTGAATGATGGGAGTACCATCGATAGCGGGTTTAATGTTCTGTTCAATTCCGTTCCAGTCAAATTCATCAGACCATAAAAAACCGTCGGACAAGGCGACGGTTTCTGATGTAGACACTCGTATTAATTTCATTAGCTACTCTTTTTTATCCTTTCCAGTTCAGTCAGGAAATCATTAAAACTGCCCTGATTAGCCTCAT